AAAGTCAGCGAAGTCAACGGTATTCGTGCGTCCTGTAAGATCATGAAAACTCGCTACGCCAAGCCTTTTGAAAGCGTACAAGTTAAGATTCCTTATAGCACAGGTATGAGCCCATACAGTGGCCTGTTCGATATGTTAGAAGAAAAAGGAAGCCTAAAGCGTGAAGGTAACAGCTATCTCTACACAACTAGGGATGGTGAAATTCTCAAAGCAATGCGTAAGGGCTGGACAAACGACCTTTTGGATAAAGTTATGGCAGACATCATGCTCAGAGATATGACTGCGGAAGTAAATACACCAGAAGTTAGCGAGGAGGAAACAGATGCTACATGATGAGGAAGTTAACCTTATTGTTGATACTTGGACAAGTGTAAAGACATATATTGACAAAAAGGAACGTTATGATGCTGCCAGTGCATTATTGCGTAGCCTAGAAAATCATTACGACATGGATAGTGTTAGTGAAGAATTGCTAGGCAATGACACTGTACTGGATGCTGTGATCAAGGATCTTTATTCACCAGATCTTTTGGATGATGAAGATGATTACAGCGAAGATAATTACGACAGCGACTACGACGACGAATGAGCGATTGGTACAGGAAGGTTTCTAGCGACCTTGCCGAACTACCTGGGGCAATAGCCTACTTTGAATCTGAGTTACAGGGTGCCAAGTTTGAAACTAGCATTAAAGGTAACTTGGAAGCAAACAGTAGGCTAATGCCTGGTATCGTTGAGCATAGGTTTAACCAACTCCAAGAAATAGAAGCCATTCTAGAATGGCTTAATATCCAATTACGCAAAAAGCGAAGTGAAGTTTTTAAAAAGTTCATTGAAAACTACAACCGAGCATTGAGCAGTCGTGATGCGGAAAAATATGTTGATGGTGATGCTGATGTAGTACAGTGGCAACTTCTAATCAACGAATTTGCCATGATTCGCAACAAATATCTAGGCTTAATGAAAGCCATTGACAGTAAGCAATTCCAAATTAACAACATTGTCAAGCTCAGAGTGGCAGGTATGGAAGATACAACAATGGGCTAAAATGTAATACTTTGTTATTACTTGACTTTTAAACCGATTTCTCGTATAATTACGGTATCGATTAACTTTCGGAGCAAGTAATGTTCAAACGTTCCTGCATCGCCCTAGCTGCCTTGACAGCTATTTCTGCAAGTGCTCAGACAGCACCTCAAATCTACATCACACCAGACGGTAAACGAACTACTGTGGAGCAATACCAAATCTCCACAGTGCTCAACCGCATTGGTGCCCCTGCGGCGTGGGCACGCGGTTACACAGGCCAGGGTGTAAAAATTGCAGTGCTCGATCAGGGTTTTGATCTTGGGCATGCAGATCTGAAGGCTAATATTATTGGCTACCAAAACTTTTACTCAGGTACTATCAGCACCGCCAATGCAGGCTGGGGCTATCACGGTACGGGTATGGCCAGTGCCGCGGCAGGACAACTTAATGGTGGTGTTGGTACAGTGGGTACAGCACCTAATGCAAGTCTGCTACTTGGTCAAGTAGGTCAGGGCGGTACAATGCCGCAGATTGATACAGCCGCAGTTATTCGTGGATTGAACTGGGCAGGCCAAAATGGCGCCACCGTTGTCAATATGAGCTTTGGTTCTACTTTTGATGCTAATTATGTGGGTGGTACGACATTGATTGCACCTGGTGTATACCAAGGAAATGCAAAATACGGTGCAATGTACGGACAAACTGCCGCACTTAAGGCATATATGTCCTCCACAAATACGACCAGCGTGATTGTTGCGAGTGCAGGTAATCAAGGTCTTGGCTATTCTGCTTATCCTGGTGCATTTGCGACGGCAACTGACGCTAACGGTAATCTGGTGTTTGGCGGCCGCTGGTTGATTGTTGGTAGCGTAGATGCTAACAATAACATCAGTTCTTTCAGCAACCGTGCGGGTTCTATCTGTACCAATTTGGTTGCTGGTGTTTGTAAAGACACATACCAGGTAAAAGATTTTTATGTGGTTGCACCTGGTGAACGAATTGTTGTAGCACAAGACAAGAACGCAACAGCAGAATACCTTGCAACATTTTCAACAGGCACAAGCCCAGCGGCCGCACTGGTTAGTGGTGGTGTTGCACTGATCAAGAATGCTTGGCCACAACTTAAGGCCGCTGAAATTGTGCAACTGGTTAAGAACACAGCCACTGACCTTGGCAAGCCTGGGGTAGACGAGGTCTACGGCTACGGTATGGTTAACTTTGATAAGGCAACGCAACCTTATGCAGACGTCAAGTATAGCAAGGTTGTACTGAAGTCCGGTACGCCAACTCCTGGTACAGCTCTTACGACGACTGGTATTGCAACTAGTGGCCCTGTTGGTACGGCACTAATGAACAGTAATGTTCTGAAGAACGTGCAAGTAGTTGACGGCATCAACCGCAACTTTACAGCAGACTTCACTCGTGCTATTGGCACCAGTACACCAGCCAACAGCCTGTATTCTAGTCCGTATCTTGCTATGCAAAGTCTTGGCTATCGAGAATTCGCAGTACCTGCAGGTAAGGATACTGTTATGACCTTTATGCAAAGTACAAATGGCTTCGCTAGCCAAGTTGAAACAGCATACGGTAATGGTAAGATCAGCTTCCAAGCAGGTGCAATGTCTGAACAAAACGGCTTCTTGAACAACACGGGCTCTGGCTTGTTTGCAACTGGTGGAAGTCATACTACCTACGCAATGATTGGTGGTAGCAAGCCGATTACGGATAGTGTGGATCTGATCGGTAGCTACGGTGTTGGTTTAACTCGTACTAGCAACGTGCAGGATAGTTTCCTTGCAGTGAGTCCTACTCTAATTAGCGATACCTGGAAGCTGGGTGTTGCAAAGAAAAACATTCTCTTCTCAGGTAAAACAGAAGACCGCGTTACGGTTGCACTACACGGTCCTGTGGCAATCCGCAAAGGTTATGCTGATGTGACTGCTATTACAGGTTACACTTACAGTGGTTCTGGTGATGATGTTTCTGCTAATCCAGTGACATCTACAGAACGAGTAAACCTTGCTAATGGCAAACGCCAGATGGACATGGTGTTGGGCTATAGCGTTAGCGTGGGTAATTCTACATTCGCTGGCGTCAACGTTGCTCGACAGTTTAATATTGGTGGCACAAACCAAACAGGTACCGCAGTTGGTCTAATGGTCCGTAGTGTATTTTGATGCGTATTCCGAGTATTACTCTTGATAATGTAATATCCTTGTATAGAAGATAAATAACATTATAGACCTTTAAGGAGACATATATGTACAAAATTATTAAAAAGCAAATTAGACCTAATACTAGTGTGCCTTTTTACACCCTAGCAGATCTAGAGTTCAAAGCATGGCTAGGTCAAAATTATATCATGAACGGCAAAATGATGCCTCCAGAAGTTACTCTTTCCGAAGACGGCCTAGAGCAATCTACTGTAATATTCTTCCAATCTGAAGATGCCGCCCGTGAATGGAAGTACGATGCTTATGTAGTTGAAAAACTACAGGCTCCGATGGAAGCATATTGCGCCGCTAACAACATCGAAATTTTGCCTACAATTACTGTCGGCGAAGTTTAATTTGTATTAGTGAAATTTAACAGTTAACTGTCGCCAGTTAACTGTTTTTTTTGTGGCTTATATATCTAGGGTGCCGGTGTAATCGGCATGTCCTTGTTTTCTAAGTTGTTCAACCCTATACTTTTGATCTAAGACAAACAAGCGCACTAATAGATCATAGGAAGGCGATGGGGGTCTGTTTGCATCAAATAATGGTAACCCAGACATTTTTCCTTTAGGAATTACCAACTCATCATAGCAATGATACCTACTCAATAAGGCGCTATGTTTGCACATAATTTTATATCGTATATTATGTGCAGACTCTTTATTTAAAGACCAGAATTTATAGTATCCTTTAGACTCCATTAGGCTCACTATCATGTCTAGTGCAGGTGCAATAATAGGAGCAGTTTTATTATAGTGGAGGTGCTTTGCTACACTACTAAGACCATTCCAGCGCCATGCAAGTAATTGAGGAACCTCATACGCTTGATATGATGCTATCGGTTTGTTGTCGTCATCGAACACTACTGCAACGTGCATCAAACCTTCTAACATTTTCTGTTTGGTATTACTAATGAACCGTTCCTGTGCCTCTGGTGTAAGTACCATCCCAAGGGCAGTGCGTCCAACTGCATACGTGACACGTAAGTAGTCAATTTCATCTGGTGTGATAAATCGTGTGGTGTTCATAGTATCAGGCATTTAAAGAATTGATATAGTCATATACTTTTTGCACAGTATCTAACTCTTCTGCAACTTCTTCTGGGACTTCGATGCCGTACTCGTCCTCTAGAATTAGTACCAGTTCGATGATGTCTAAACTATCACCGCCGAAATCATTAAGAAAAGAGCTATCGCTTTTTACATCATCTTCACTTATTCTGTAATGTTTAGCTATAATAGCTCTTACTTTATTTTCTACATCTTTCATTTTGCTTTTCTCTTTTCTATTAAAGGAACCAACCACTTTGCTGTATCAAATTCGCCCTTTTTATGAGCATGATTATAGTTTCTTGGATCTCCGTGATGATTATTATGAAGACCATGCCCTAGCGTAACCCAGTTTAGCCAAGGGATATTTTGACTATTGTCTTTGCCAGTATAATTTTGATAACTCCATTTGTGTTTATAGTGACCGAATGTATTCGCTATAGACAGTAAATGAAACTCAAGAACTGTAGCGGCACTGACAATGAACACTGCAAGTCTCCAGTCTATTAATGCTAATAGTAACCAAGTGCCCCAATAAATTTTATAGTTATGATTATGAAAAAATTTGAGATATGGGTCTTTCATCATATCTTTGACAACCCATACTTTGTCTTTGGCTAGATCAATTTTGTGGTTCTGCCATAATAGATAGCTCCACCATAGACCTTTTGTAGGAGTATGTGGGTCCAATTCTGTATCACTATGAGGATGATGATAACCTACATGTAGAACTTTCACATTCATTGCACTGCCTGCCCCTGACATTAAACCTAAATATGCGCCCAATCTAGCTATCCAGGTGTATGTCTCAAAAGACCTATGACAAAAGTATCTATGAACAAAGATGCCATATCCTATATGGCCGAATAGAAACCATGCAGGGTATATTAGCATCAACCAGAGCCAATCGGTAGCACCAGCAAATACAGATGTTAACCCAATCAGCGTTAAAATGTGTGCTGGTAAGGTAACCCGTCTGATATTTACCCCTATGCTATTCCAAAAATTTAATATTTTCATTCAGAGTTCCTTTATATGGTTATTTAAAATTGATTTTCGTATTTTTTTACATGCTCAAAAAATGGAGCAAGTTTAAAATCTTGAGTTAGTCTTCCTCGTCTACTGTTACCTGGGTCCGGAAAGTCACTGTCTTCAGGACTCCAGTCGGTAATCTTAATCCAGCTAGTAGTGTATTTTTTATTAGGATCTATGGGGAAGAATATTACATTTTTCTCTCTACAGCCATTGATTTGAGTTTGTGTACGTGCCCATGCTTCATCGACGCCTAGCTGATCACATACTAATTTAACCATCTCGTCCCAGGTCCAGTTTTGATCTTTTTCTAAACTGTAACGTCCCACTTGTCCTACGTTTCTAAAACGTAAAATTGCATTACCCCCTGCTTCCTTGACTAACTCAAGTAGTCGCTTGGGTACATTGTCGTTGACACCTTTTTGTAAAATAGCCCCAACGTTGACATTCATTTTTACATCTAGACACGCTTTGAGTGCCGCTACCTTACGCTCAGCCCAGGCACCACCACCGTCCATAATTTTGTAGATAGAGTTATCATCTGCACCGTTCATGCTGATGTATATACTACGCATACCTGCATCTGCTAAAGCTCTTGCATAACCGGGTCTTGCAACCATCAAGCCATTTGTCATCATAGTAGGTCGGTGCCCTAGACGTTTGATGTTATCTACGATATCTACAAGATCAGTTCTTACTGTAGGCTCGCCACCTATTAGCCTAATCTCTGCCTTGCTGGGTAATTGCGCCAATACTTCATACAACCTGTTAACATCCAGGTCTGGCACAGTCCTGATAGGGGTATAGCAGTTAGCACATTCCATGTTGCACTTGTGGGTGATGTCAACAAAGATGCTATAGAAGTGGTTATCTTTGGGTTCTAGTTCGTAGTATTGCATGACATTATTTAGCAATAGCAAAATATAATTTTTTAGTACACAAATCGATTCGTGGAAAAATACCCAAAAATAGACCAAAAATCAGACTGGTGTTATAATTGATACATAGCAAACGAAACAGGAGTTTGATATGGAAAAGATTGTATACACTAGCCCGTTGTTTTACAATGCAGAAACTGGTACCAAGCGTCAATTTTTGATTGCCCCTGAAGGCCTGAAATACCATCAAAAACGTGACGCCGCAGTCCTGATGCTCCAAACTATGGGTGGGATTCATGCACCCGATACCGCTGAAGTTCGCAAGTATATGCGTCAAATCCGCTCGGCCAAACGTGCTATTGAGCGCGGTGGCTTCTACGCAACACCCGTCCAAAATACCCAATAATTGACCAAAAATCAATTTGGCAGTATAATATACACATAGCGTAACAAAACAGGAGCAAGAAATGCGTACAAAACGTTGGATCACTGGTCTGGAAAACAACCAAAAAATTCGTGTAATCTGCAATGGTGTTGGCTTCCATACGACTGTAAAAGGTGCGTTTGACATGGCATTTCATGATCAGCGAGTTGCGGTTACTTCTGCCCTGTCCAAACTAGGTAGTGATCAATCACTGCCCGAGGGCCAGCGCCCTGTGGGTTTTGCTACTCGTATGCGGGTTTTCAACGCAGAAGGTAAGCAAGTTGAAGTTGAAGTGCAGGTGGATTTGGTATGATTACAGGTCCTTTGAACCCCTTTGAGGTCATGTTAGTAACCGCTGACCTCGAAAAGAAGGGCATCAAGCATTACGACATGCGCCCTGGAAATGACTGTATCTGGGTCAATTACGGACTAGTAAATTGTTATTACATTTTCCGTGATGGACGAATCGTAGACATTCAGATTGATTAAAAATGCCTAAACTCAAAGTCAAACCCCTTGAATGGTATATGCAAGAAGATCCCGAGGATCTTGCCGAACAGGGTTATAAACCCATGCCCGCTGACTTTGAACTGATTGGGCGTGACGGTTACTACTGTCGTGGCAACGATATTTGGTTTGAGTTTGAAGGTGTTGGTTACAGGGCGTATCCTAGCTCTGAACAAAACAAGGCTCGTGAGTATTTCTGTTACACTCTTACAGTCAACGACGAGGCTATCCTGCCCCAGCGTGAAGCTGTCGCTATGCGACTGGTCCTGAAAACGTGTCGTGATGCCACAGTAAAGAAAGCGATTCGCGAGCGCCTAAACGTACACGAACAGGCTGTACAACTAAAGTATACAGGTCGTAATGCTCGGCTGTCGAGAATCAAAATTCTCGGATATTGATCGAAATTCCGGTTTGTAGTATAATAAACACATAGACAGCAAGGAGCACTAAATGGAATACGCAATCGGTTACGTGGCAGTTATTTTTGTTCTGCAGGCTATTGCCGCAGTCCGCACACCGCGCGAAGACGCTCAAGTAGTGATCTTTGCCACAGTGTTTTGGCCCTTGATGATTGTTTTGATTGCTGGTTCCTTTGCCCTAGAATTTGCAGGTGTTGGTTTTGATATGGTCAAAGGCGCTAAATGGTTTGGCATTCGCCGCCCTACCAATACACAGGTGCGAGGTTTTGCAATTACATTGTTCCGCGTCGAGTTTCAAGTGTGGCGCAAGGCTTGAATTTGTATCAAACGACATAATGTAACAGAGAAGGAACAGACAATGATCACAGCAGATAAACTACGCCTACTCACTAACATGCCCCCTATCATGCTCACTGAGGGTATACGACAGGCTGGTTATAAAAAGGATAAGTTCGAAACTTCGAAGTTCCTGGGTATCACCAACGGCGGGCAGTTCTGCTATAGTGCCACATTCATCGAGGACAACGAGTTCCAGGAATGTAAGGTTTTTGTAAGCTACGACAGCGCAAACGATAGTATTACATTCAGCTATTGACCCATAATTCCCAATAATTGACCGAAATTCCGGTCTGTTGTATAATACATTATCGGTTAACAAAAGAGGACTTTTAAATGGCTCAAGTGACTATTCTGCGTGGTACCTATCGCAACTTCAACATCAAGAACGATACGTTCCGTCTGGTGCAGGACGTTCGTGAAGGCGCTCGCGGTATGTATGTTACTGTGGAAGATAATGGAAGCCTGGGACAAGGCGAAGGTAAAGAAGTTCGTGTTCGCATTTCAAGCAGGGAGGACATCAGCGTGACAGGTAAAAGTGTGGCAGATATGTCGGATCGTGAGATCCGTAGTGCAGGTAAAGATGACAATGTGTTCAGCATTGTTAAGCCCAAGGAGCCCGAAGTAGAAGCTACTCCGGAAAGCGACGAAGCCGCTATCGAACGTATCCGTGAACGTTTCGATATTTTGGATCAGATGGCAGAAGGCTGTACCACTGGTGCAGTCCGTGCTATGATTGTGTCTGGCCCCCCTGGTGTTGGTAAGAGCTTTGGTGTTGAGCGAGTGCTCGAGCAAGCCGCCCTGTTTGATAAGATGGCTCAGCGTAAGCCGCGTTTCGAAGTTGTCAAGGGTGCGATGAGTGCTGTGGGTCTGTACTGCAAACTCTTCCAATACGCAGATAGCAATAGTGTCTTGGTGTTTGACGACTGTGACAGCATTCTGCTGGACGACCTGAGCTTGAACATTCTCAAGGCCGCACTGGACAGTGGCTCCAAGCGTACTATCAGCTGGAACACTGACAGCCGTATGCTTCGTTCGGAAGGTGTGCCTGATCGTTTTGACTTTAAGGGTAGTGTGATCTTCATCACTAACATCAAGTTCGAGCACGTTCGTTCTAAGAAGCTGAAGGACCACTTGGACGCTCTGGAAAGTCGTTGTCACTATCTGGACCTGACTATGGATACTCAGCGTGACAAGTTCCTGCGTATCAAACAGATCGTTCGTGACGGCATGCTGGACAAGTATGATTTCGAAGAAGGCGCCGCTGATCAGATCGTTGAATACGTCTGGGAAAACCGCAATCGCTTGCGCGAACTGAGCTTGCGTACCGTTCTGAAGATTGCTGATCTCCGCGCAATGAGCGCACATAACTGGAAGCGTTTGGCTGAGACCACTATTCTGAAGCGAGCATAATTTTGGTTGCATTATAATCTCCTAGGGTTTTGCCTAACCCCTTTGGCTACCGCAAGGTAGCCTTTTTCTTTGACTTCATGAAAGTGTGGTGTTACACTATATGCTATGGAATGTACCATTCATATTAAAGACGAAGTAAACATAAAATTATCAGGACTAGAAGTAAGCACAAGACGTAGGCTCGAAAAGGAGTTTAAGTTTTTCATGCAGTATGCAAGGCACACACCTGCATATAAACTAGGTCGTTGGGACGGATGTGTCAGCTTTTTTAGTTTAGGCGGCGCAAGTTATTTTAACTTGTTAGATCAGATACTACCTATTGTAGTTGATGAGGGCTACTCTATTACAATAGATGACCAACGATCAGCCTATGACTTTAAGTTTGTGCCCGTAACTGAAACAACACACGATCAGACAATCTGGCCCAAGGGTCACCCCGCCGCAGGAACACCTGTATTGCTACGTGACTATCAAGTAGATGCCATTAATAAGTTCCTGTTCAACCCACAGTGCGTTCAGGAGATTGCTACGGGTGCAGGTAAGACTATTACAACAGCTACTCTAAGTAAAAGTGTGGAACAATATGGGCGTAGCCTAGTGATTGTACCAAACAAAGACCTTGTAAAGCAGACTCTAGAAGATTACGAACTACTTGGTCTGGATGTTGGTGTCTACTTTGGTGACAAAAAAGAGCTAGGTAAAACTCATACTATTTGCACATGGCAAAGTTTGCATAGCCTACAAAAGCGATATAAAGAAGGCACAAGCCCTATTGGACTAGATGAATTCGGTCAAGATCTTGTAGCTCTAATTGTAGACGAGGCGCATCAGGCAAAAGCAGATGTACTCAAGCAACTACTAAGCGGTCCTTTCGCCAACGTACCTATACGCTGGGGGCTTACTGGAACGATTCCCAAAGAAGATTTTGAGCGAATTGGTCTAATCGCTTGTATAGGTCCAGTGGTAAATAAGATTGCGGCTAAAGATCTACAAGATCTCGGTGTACTGGCTAACTGCACCGTAAATATTCTACAGCTACAAGACACCGTAGAATACCCTAGCTATCAAGAAGAACTAACCTACCTAACAACAAACAAACACCGTATCGACTTCATTGCTGACTTTGTTGATAAGTTGGCAGAGACTGGAAATACGCTTGTGTTGGTTGATAGGGTGAAGTGTGGTGAAATGCTTTGCGAACGCCTCCCCGCCGCGGCATTTGTCAGTGGTACAATGAAAACAACTGATCGTAAAGAGCATTATGATGAAATTAAAACAGCTGATGACAAGATTATTGTGGCGACTTATGGTGTGGCCGCTGTGGGTCTTAATATTCCACGTATTTTTAATCTGGTTCTTATTGAGCCCGGAAAGAGCTTTACAAGAGTTATACAGAGTATTGGGCGAGGTATTAGACGAGCGCAAGATAAGGACCACGTGGAAATCTGGGATATAACATCAGCCGCAAAGTTCAGTAAGCGACACCTCACAACGAGGAAAAAATATTACGATGACGCAGGTTATCCATACAAGGTACAAAAGGTAAAATACTAATGAACATACTAACAGTAGACAACAAGGCATTTGAATTAAACCAACTGCCAGAGGAGGTGGAAGACCTTCGATATGCGGTCCTTGATTGGAATGATCCCAAGAACGTAGACTATCATTTTGTGCCACTGATCTTCATGGAGACATTCCATGCACCAGCCGCAGTTCTTAAGATTGGTGACAGTGTAATACAGGTGCCTCTTGATTGGTTTATCGTCATTGGTGAACCAGACCACGGTGATCCTGAAATCGTTCCTATTATGAATATCAACGACCGTGGATTTAGTGCATTTACATTTAACCCTATTTCAAGTTTTAGGCTTGAGTTCAAACCACTGGAAATAATCAATGTGTTCCAAGATGTTCGTTGGTTTACCCCCAAACTAAAGCATGGACACATCTTGGCAGTTCCATTAGAAGGCGGCGACAACCCTAAGTGTGCATATTTCGTAAAAGAAACGACTAAACTACCTGAAGTCCTTAGCATTGAAAAAATGCTCTGATGTGTTATAATAGCGTATGGCCACGAAAAAGAAAATAGATTCACCAAGAGAAGCACCTAAACTTGACTTATTCAAGAAGGTGCTACCAAATATTCACGCAAAGAACAAATATGCCTACAGGGAATTTTCCGATGAGGAAAAGAAGGAATTTAGTACAGGCTGGGTTCCAATGCGTTGGCTTAGTAGTGTAGCAAGTGCGGACAGAAAGACTGTGGAGAGCTACTTGCTCAACACAAACAGGTTTGTCAATATGCATTTTGCAGATGTGGATAATGAACTAAAGTGGATGCTGATGACAGTTGTGGGTGAACATAAGTCACCCAAGCACTCATACATTAAGCAACCAGGTGGCAAACGCAAGAAGGGCAATCCGTTTAAGGAGTGGTTGCGTGAGCACAATCCTCACCTAAGTGACCAAGAACTTGAACTCTGGATGGATTCTATGGATAAGAAATCCGCCAAAGATATGTTGGAACAGTTTAACGTAAAAGACAAAGATGTTATCGCTAGTGCAAATGACCTATAAATGCAAGTATTGTGGAAAGGACTTTGCTAGAGAAACGACTCTAATGAGTCACATGTGCGAGCAAAAGCGCAGGATCATCTGCAAGGACGACAAGCAAAATAGAATTGCTTATCAGAGCTGGTTGATCTTCAGGCGGCTGAGTATCGCCAATGTAAAGCATGACAAACCCTACGAGGAGTTTGCCAAGAATACCTATTTCACAGGCTTCATGAAACTCAGCAAGTATATGATAGACATTAAGCTGTCAGATACGGCAGAGTTTGTTAAGTACCTAATCACAAATAGTGTAAAAATGACAGACTGGACCAAGACGTTTGTCCTGGAAACATTTGTCAAAGAGCGTTTGCGAAATGAAAGTGTGGATCGTGCTATTGAGCGTAGTATTATTCATATCAAAGAGTGGTCTGAACAAGCTGGTATTGATTGGACAAGGTATTTTCAAGATGTGCCCACTCCACAGTTTGTCCATGATTTTAAGATGGGTCGTATAAGCCCATGGTGTTTATTTGCTACTGATCAGGGAAGTCGTTTGGTGGACAGACTTGAGCCAGGGCAAGTGGAAGAACTTGTGAGGTTCATAGAACCACAAGCATGGCGTGCAAGAATTCTCAGGCATGCCGCGGACGCCAAGTGGGTCCAAGAAGTTTTCAACAAAGCGGAGATTGTATGAATCAGTATAGTGAAAAGCGTCAGGTGCCTGCCCTATTGAAGACACCAGGTACAACAGAGACATCATTCAAGTTGATCAATGGCATGGTTGAATTTACTTTTGATGGTGAAAAAGTATACGTACCAACAGCGGAAGCATTTCAGATGTTGATTAAGAAAGTTGCCGTGCTCGAACAGCGTATCAATTCCACAGACAATAAAATTAATCAAACTCGCAGAAGTAAACAATGACCACAGACGTAGATATTGACCTTGCAAATAGGGAACAGGTAGTTGAACTACTTAAACCCACGCCAGCAATGCAAGTAGATAATGGCAAACCACGTAAACATAATACGGGTGTCTATTTCCATAACGTACCTACGAATCCATTTACTGGTCTATGTACCGTAGACTATAAGCAAGCAGAAGATAAAGGTTGGTTTAAGATCGACCTGCTCAACGTGGGTATCTATGCAGACTTCGAAAGCAACGAGCAGATAGACCGGTTATTGGAGTTAGAGCCAGTTTGGGAGTTATTGGAACACAGGGAAGTCATTGAACAGCTATTTCATGTACATAATCATGCGGACACTGTAATTAGGATGAAGCCACGTAGCTTAGAGCAATTGGCTATGGTTCTAGCCTGTATTAGACCGGGTAAAAAGCATCTAATTGGTAAAAGCTGGCAGGATATTGAGCGAGAAGTCTGGGTTAAACCAGAGAATGATGAGTATTATTTTAAGCGTAGTCACAGTTTTGGTTATGCTCAGGCCATTGTGCTACAGTTGAATAAGTTAACTTACTCTAACTTTTGAACCAGTTGTATTTGGCGTCTTTTGATGCGCTTTGTTATAAGATTCTGTAAACTTATTGGGACGCCGTGTAGTAGTTCGAAATCTTTTATGTTGTATGTTTTGAGGCAATAGCTAAATTTCTTGAATCTTGCACCTATGAAGATGTTGATGGGTAGCTGTCTATTGCTATTCCACCACCATTCTTCACCAAATTCTAAGAAATTCTGTTTGTCTTCAGTACAATTTAGGCTATTATATACGTAGACGCTGGCAATACTGCCATTGTAGTTCTGGATAATGCCTAAAAACTCTTCGTCGCCACTTTTGCACAAACTGAGAAAAGGAAACTTCTCTAATATCTCATTATGTTTTGCCATCGGTTGTATTTAGTTCGATCAATTTAAAATAAATATAACTATGAGCGACACTATTACATTTTTGCAGTACCCACAGCGTACAATCTTGATTGACGCACAGGGCTACAGTAGGACGAGGAACATGCCATTTAATACAACCAGAAAAACTATCTATAAAGGTGTGGACAGCACCTTGGGTTTCGACGTAAAGAACCAAGACCGCAAACCTGTCAACCTTTTGGGCAAAACTGTAATGGTACACCTAATGAAAGTTAGGACAGGCGAGCTCATCTTACAACGTAGAGCTAATCTTGTAAAGCCAGAGGAAGGGTTTTGTGAGTTTACTATTTTAGGTAGTGATCTAACAGATTTGCCACCAGGACTCTATCAGTTAAGTTCTGTAATATATGACGGTGATGGAATTTCCAGAAGCCTATATACTGACAACAATAGACGAGCGACGATTGAAGTTGAAGTTATTGACGGTGCCTATCCAAAGTTCGTTCCAAGCATAGAATGCACTTTCACAGAACTAAATGGCGTATGGACTAGTCAGCCAATCAAGAGCAACTTACAGCGAAACGATACCAGCAACTTGCATACCATACAGATTACTGCACCCAACTTCAAAGGTACAGTTGAAGCAAAGATCAGTCTGGAATACGACAGCATGGGTGAATACAATTCAGTCAAATTTATTAACGATAAGTTCAAAATTGTATTTGATGGCACCAATTCCGTACAAGGTTGGAACTTCATCGCAGATGCACGTTGGGTTAAAATTTTCTATACTCCTGATCCAGATAACACCGGTACTGTTGACAAAGTCTTATACAGAAGCTAAAATACAAAGGCTATGATGGCCTTACAGACTCTAATTAGAAGCAGATTAAACGGACGATCCAGCCCCAAGGGCTGGATCAGTTTCAACTGTCCTATGTGTGTTGTGAACGGGCAAAGCAGACCTGATACAAAACATCGCGGTGGTATAATGTACAACCCTGATGGTGGTGTTAGCTATCACTGTTTCAACTGTCACTATAAAACCAGCTGGCAACCTGGTAGGCAACTAAGTTTCAAAATGAGCAAGTTGCTAAGGCAACTAGGCTTTGATGAAGCAGAAGTACAACGACTCAAGTTAGAAATTCTAAGTCAGGCTGATGTTGAAGATATGGTTGCCAGAGAACAGGAACCTGCATGGGTTCCAGACTGGCCAGACTTTGACTTTGGTTTTGATGTTCGCCCACTGGCTGATCCAGAGAAGATTGCATATTTGGAGCAACGAAAAATTTTGGATCTTGCTGTATGGCTGGAGACAGACTATAAAGACAGAGGCTTTGACCGCAGAGTTATATTACCCTACACGTATCAAAACAGATTGGTAGGATACGTTGCTAGGTATGTGGGTGAAATACCTAGCAAGATTGTTAAATACCATCGCCGAGCACCAGCAGACTTTGTATATGGTCTGGACAGTCAACGAGAACAAAGGCAATTCGTCATAGTTAGTGAAGGCGAATTTGACGCATTACTTACAGGTGGCTTGTCGCTGGGTAGCAATTACCTAAGTGATAGACAAGCACAATTAATAGAAGATTTGAACATAGAACCCATAGTTATTCCAGACGCAGACAGATCGGGTAAAGATCTTGTGGAGAGGGCAGCAAGCTATGGGTGGAGTGTAAGTTTCCCAGAATGGGAAGGATGTAAAGATGTAGGCGATGCAGTTTTGAAGTATGGTAGGTTGTTTACCATTAATAGTATTTTGCAGGCAGCAGAGCACAGCCCAACGAAAATCAGGTTGTTAGCAAGGAGATATTGTCAGTGAGTGATGTAAAAGAATACGGTGCGGATTTACAAAAGTTGTTTTTAGAATTCCTTATTAGTGATAAGGAGTTAATGGCACGTTGCCAAAACGTGCTAGATCATACACATTTTAGCAGGAGCCTACAGGAGTCTGCTGAGTTTGTTAAAAAATATGCAACAGAGCATAGCAATGTACCTACCCCTGCACAGATTAAGGCCATAACAGGTGTTGATCTAACAGACAGGACAGGACAGATTGAAGGACACAAGGATTGGTTCCTTACAGAGTTTGAACAGTTTGCAAGACATAAGGCGCTGGAAAAGGCTATCCTGGCAAGTGCAGACTTGTTAGACAAACAGCGTTATGGAGAAGTAGAGCGTCTGATTAAAGATGCTAGTAGCGTTGGTTTACCCAAGAGCTTTGGTACAGATTACTATGCCAATCCTCTAGAACGTCTAACAAAACTCAAGGAACAAAACGGTGGTACAAGTACAGGCTGGAAAACTATTGACGACAAACTATATGGCGGTTTCAACAGAGGCGAACTGAACATCTTTGCTGGTGGTTCCGGTGCAGGTAAATCACTATTCCTACAAAACCTAGCACTTAACTGGAGCTTCAATGGACTAAACGGTGTTTACTTTAGTCTTGAACTTGCAGAAGGTCTATGTAGTATGCGTATGGATGCTATGCAACTGGGTATGGCAACTAAAGACATCTATAGGAATATTGATGAGGTAGACCTTAAGGTTAGGATGAAGGGTAAGACAGCAGGTAAGATTCAGATTGTACAACTTACCGCAGGTGTCACAGTAAACGATCTTAAGAGTTGGTTAAAAGAATTCCAAATCCAAACAAATCGCAAAGTAGATTTTGTTATTGTTGATTACCTGGACCTGATGATGCCAGCAAGTCAGAAGATCAGTGTTGCAGATTTGTTTATCAAGGACAAGCTAGTATCTGAAGAATTACGTGCTATGGCAACTCAAGGTCAATATTTGTTCTGCACAGCATCACAGTTGAACCGAGGTGCTGTGGAAAGCGTAGAGTTTGATCATAGTCACATTAGTGGTGGTTTGAGCAAGATTCAGACTGCTGATAACGTTATTGGTATCTTCAACAGTATTACAATGCGTGAACGCCAGCGTGTGCAGTTGCAGTTTATGAAGACTCGTTCTAGTAGTGCAGTTGGTACAAAGATTGAATTGCAGTTTGATACAACAAGCCTGCGCATCAGTGACCTGGATGAGGATAGTGCAGATGCTCCTACTACCGCAGATGTCTTGCATGCACAACTAAAGAGACAGGCAGCGGCACAAGGTGGTCAGGACACACAAAAGCCTTGGGAGAAGCCAGTTGGTGGAACACATGCATGGGATAAGCCAATGGTAACATCGCAAACAAAAGAGCCCACCGTACCAGTGAGCTCTCCGAGTGCTACGAACTTTGCACGTAGTCTGCTTAAAAAGGCCTAATTATTTCATAGGACGCATTTCGGCTGGTGCTACCTGACTGTCAGGTGCTCCGGCCATTTTAACGTCGCTAGCAGGTTCTACTTGTGGACCTTCACCACTTGGAAAAGCATCAACTTCTGCTTTCTTATCTGTCGCCAAATCATTTTTCAATCTCTGGAACAATGCGTTATCCTGGGCAACATAGGCTAGTAGAGTTTCTAGCATATCCATTAGGGCAGTCATTTGTTGTAGGTTTGGTCTGCGGTTCATATACATGGACCTAATACCAGCCTTTAGTGCATTAAAATGGTCTTCGGATACGGCATCTTTAATAGCAGTAAGCCTCTGCATTGTGCGTGTGAAGGCGGCATTATCAATCTCTTTACCGCCTGTTTCCATACCAGGATCAGGGGCATCCATATGCTCTGGCTGCTCTGCACCAGCTTCTGCTATAGCACGTAAGCGGTTCATTACCCCAGACATGTCAAATCTTGTACTTTGGAAAGTCATTTCTATACTCCAGTGTTTAAATATTTATCAGATAAATATCGTAAAGGAATATTACTTGATGCGTAAGCATACCAGATCTTTGTTAGAAGAAATTACTAATATTGTACCACAGCGTGATCGCGAAAGTTTTGTTGAAAACAAGGCTGTCAATATCATTGCTAGTACAAAGTATCTAGTGGAATATATACAGGAAAACTTTGATAAGGATTCCAGTGATGATCTCATTAAACGACTATTCAATAGCCTTAAAACAGGTGATGACAGTAAGTTTAGACGTGGTATCAAGTACATTAAAGATTCAAAATGACCGAAGAGCTAAAAGAAGATTTTGCTGACTTACAGGGATGGGATCTACTAGTAGAAAGCCGCCAGTATAGGGCAGGCGGCATAAAACACATCAACCTTAGGGAAGTTGCAGATTTTGCTTTCTTAGACCTATTGGGCTTGTTTATTTTGCATAGTGAATACGAGATGGCACCCGTTGCTGCCACGTATAGCTCTAAAACAATGGGCTATAGGAATTTTACCAAGTCCAGACTTAGTGGAACAGACCTATATGGTAGTCTCAACATAATTAGCAACCCCAACAGTGCATTCAGTCAAAACATAGCACAGATGCCAGAAGCAGATGTGATTTTAAGACAGAAGTTAAAATTGCACTTGCCAACAGTAAAGCGTTATCTAGATACAATATCAGATGGAACAATAACATCTGCAGATGCAGCAACATTGTTATTCAGACTAGAAAAGCAGTTATTCATTACAGACAGTCAACTTAGAAGTATTCGTCGCCTTGCACAGGAATGGCCCGCACTTAACGACATGCAAAGGGAGTTAGTGGTTGCAAGAATGCTACAACACTATAGAAAATATGCTAGACGCAGTGAAATAGCAGAATTTTTGGGCGATTTGGGTAAGACTAAGGGTTATGACCTAAAGGGGCCTATAGATGCAGAGCTTGCCAACCTCGGAATGGGCCCTAAAGATGCCAAAGGTGGGGCTACAGGTTGGTTAGCCGCAGCAGCACCTTTATTAAGTTTTTATGCTGGTTATAAACTAATTCGTAAAGACAAAGATAAATAAACATAAGAAACAATTTAAGTTTCGAAAGATTAAAGGAGTCTATTATGACAACAAGAGTAAACGGCGGAGCACGCCCAGGCGTTTTTGGCGCACCAACACTAGCTTACTTCACAGTAGCACCAGGTGCTGACCTAAGTGGTGACGTTGGTACACCTAACACAGCTTTAGAAGCTATCGTTGAAACTATTCAAACTAAGGCAACAACTTTCATCATCGGTCAAATCGGTGCTACAGAGTTCCGTGTTGCTACAGAGCCAAGTGCTTGGACAGCAGGCGACCTAGAAGCAGCTATCCGCGCTCTAGGTACAGTTAACGGTGACGACCTAAGCGGTGCTGACGTAACTGCATTTGTATTCTAATTAAACAGACTACGGGATGGGAAGCCGCTACGCCTTTTTAGGCTAGCGGTTTTTCTATTTGGCCTTCAGAAGGTTAAATATAGTAAAGGAGTTTTATATGACAACAAGAAATGCGACAGGTCGTACGGGAGAATTTTTCGGCGGCAACATAGAATACTTTACTTGTTTCACGTTAGTTGATATTTCAGATACTGGGGTGTTTGACCCCAACGCAGGATCTGCATACGAAGAGGCACAAAATCTAAATGCATTGCTTCAAGCAATTAGCCTTGGCAGTCAGCCAGTTTTAACTAGTGTTGAAGCAGTCGTGGCAGCTGATACAGCAGATTTTGAATTTGGTACTGAATATACAGGTAATCATAATGTTTGGATTTTACGATTTGCTAGTGAACGAGCAGGTACAATAACAGTCGATACCCTTATTAGAGACGTAGATGGCCTACCAGTCTACACTGATCTAGATGAGACCGCAGTATTTGATACTAATGTGTTTGAAACTAATGATCCTGCATTAAAGAACACATACTTCATTAGAAACGATACACTGTAATTCTGATAAATACTCTGAAATTATGGCACATACATTTGGCTCAACTTTGGCACGAAAAACAACAGGATCAATAGATCTATAATAAAGGAAACAGAGATGAGTTCAGATTCAGTGTATGACATAGAACGTGAAAGTCTGGAGACACACGTAACATTATGTTCTGAGAGGTATAAGAGGTTGGAAGATAAATTTCAAGTATTAGAGGTACGCCTTGACAATCTATCTAAAGAAGTCCATGAGATGAAAAAGACTCAGCAGGAAGACATGGAAGAATTAAAAAATCTTATACAACAAGGCAGTGATAATAGATTCAAGGCCATTGTTGCGGCCAGCGCGACTGTTGTTGCGGCTCTAATCAGCGCATTAGCATACGTTATTAGCAGATTACCACTTCAATAATATGAACGAAGAATTAGAAATCATTGGCGAGGAAGTAGTTACCGAAGCAAAGCGTGTATGGGCCAAACGCGGTAAAAAACTCAAGCGAATGATTCGTTGCACCGCGGGTAAGAAAAAAGGCCGAACTGTTGCGAACGTGGGTGCATGCAGTAAAGCAATCAACGTTAAAAAACGCTTTATGATGAAACGTATTCGCAAACGTTTTAACGCCAAGATAGTTAGAAAAGCACAGCGAACTAAAAATTTTAATCCGCTAAGTAAAAGACTAAAGTCTATGAACAAGGCGACAAATAGGAAATAATATATGGATCAAGATAGAAGCCTCAAAGATTTGATTAGATTCTTGGACCCAAGTGGCTCAATGTCTGATTCAGATATTGCAAATGTTTCACAAAAGATGAAGTTTACTGATGTACTCGATCTAGTTACATTGGTTGGTAAGGGCAATGAGTCTGAGGCAAGGGACCTTATGTCTAAGTACGATGAGAGATTCACTGTGGCAAAGGAATATACTAGCGTACCAACAGCAAAGAAGCCTAGTGGCTTTAAGCCAATCAAGCCCGTAGGTACAGCCCCAACTATAGCCCAAAAGCCAATGAATCCCAATGGTCCAGCGGCGCAACAACCACAGCAAGGTCAGCAATTACAGGGTCAAGATGAAGAGGATGTTGATGCGATGCTATCAGACCCAATGAACAAGAACAAACCAGAAGTTAGACAAATTCAAAGTCTACTACAAAGGATGCAACAGCGATGAAAATCGGCGAACTAGTCAATGGTCTTCGTTATATGATGACTAACGAGCAACGAGCATTTTTTGAAATGCTCAAAGAGCTTGATGGTGTCACAGTTAATGAACTGGATCAACGAAGCCAGAGACTAGCAGAAGAAATGACAAGCATAGGTCTAATTGATAGACAATACAATGAAGAATCACAAGAAACAAAATACATTCTCAAACAGAGAAAAAATAGATACTAAGCAGCTGAGTAAGCAGGTATCTAAACTAATAGACTACAGTGTACCAAAGGACCTACATGGTATGTTGGCACTCGCAACAGAAGCAAGCGATGGGCTAATTTTTAACAAAAGATGGAAGCTATCAGCAGTTGATAGGAACGACTATTTTATTGAAGATTTATTGACTCGAGAAATAGTATATGAAAATATAGCACTATTTTCCAACGCAGTCCGTATGATTTGGTATCTCAGCAAGCCCATTAAAACCCCTAACCTCATAGATAAAGTAATTTATGAGCTTGATCAGGAATACTATAGGTGCCTAGAGGACATAAAATATTATAGTTTGAAAGTTACGAAAAATGAAGAACTTAGAGAACTATTTGAAATACGTCTAGGGCAGTCAAAGTACAGGCTACAAGATATCAAAAAAGAAATATCTAAAATATATTGATAAATAAAACTAAAGGATACCATCTATGAATACCTCTGAAATTTTTAACCCAGCGCAACGCAAACAGCGTGTCGTTGAGAACTTTTTGACAAGCCAATATGGCTTAAAATTAGCTGCATACGGTGATGCAGTTAAAGTCCAAACTATGATTGCTAAGTTGGTTACAGAAAACCAAAGTATGGCAAGCAGTGTTGTTGGATTCGAGAAGAGCGATCGTTATGTCAAGAACACAATGATCATTGAAGCTCTTAAGCAGATCCTAAAAGAGATCGGCCCTGCAAGACCTAAGCGCCGTGTTAGCGAACAAAGTGGTGAAGATCTAGCGCAAGCAGAACTAATCCTAGTTGCTAAGAACATGGTTGAAAAGCTACAAGGTATGGCTGAAGATGTTGCTAAAATGACAACAGACGACCTAATGCCTCTAGCTGAAAAACTAAAGGTTAGTTTTGGTCAAGAAGTCGGTAACCAGTTTAACGACAGTGCAGACGCAAGCCTACAGACTCTACTAACAGCCGTTAAAGAAGCCAAAGAAGCACTAAGCAGTGCAGTTGGTGTACTAACAGGCGAGACACCTGCTGGTGCTGACCTTGGTGGTGATCTAGGTGGTGAACCTAGTGTTCCTGGTGATGAAGCACCTGCTGATGACTTTGGTCTATCAGACGCCGCTAGTGGTGAAGAAGAACTACCTACAGGCCGCGAGTTAAAATAATGTTAATAAACGAGATAGTAGATTCTGATCGACAGATACTGGACATTGTTATCAGTATCTTGTTGCGAGCAAAAGCAGAAGGCGCGACAACTGTTGATATGCAACAGCTTATCAATGATATCGGTGACGAATCACTAACTCCGCAAATGATGGTTGATATCCTAAGTAGACACACTGGCGAACTAAAAGAAATAGTCGCCAGTGCTACGCTAGATCAGATACAACTAAACATGGGCGTCAAGAAAAACATGAAAACAAAAGCAGACACCGACACAAACAAAATGAAAAATACGGCTCTGCAACAAGCATTAAAAAGTCTAAAATAAAATGGCAGGAATAATGTTAACAGCAGCTCAAGCAAGAGCTAAATCAAGAAACGATGTCGTAATTTTTAACGAAATTCGCGACATTGAAGATGCCATTTTAGCTGCCGCAAATGCAGGGCAACTAGATGCAACCGTAATTGCAACAACAATGACAGACACGGGCGATGGAATTGGCACCGCACGTGAATATTTCAAAGCCTGGCAAGGCACTGTACCTAATAGAGCAAAAGAACAGCAAATGGCTGATGTGGTTGAGTATTTTGTCAACCTTGGTTATCAAATTGATCGACGTGCCAATCCAAACACTGGCGATACCTTCAGATGGATAATTTACTGGTGATATTTCACTTGATTTCTTGTTGAAATCTGTGTATCATTACAGAATGCAATTTAATCCAATCTACGAATACAAAAAACTAAAAAGGGTAGAGACAAACGGTAATCGTTTGTATGAAACACCTCTTGGTAATGTACCCAGTGTTACAACAATCCTAGACAAAACCGCAGATAAAACATTCTTAATTGAATGGCGCAAGCGTGTGGGTGATGCAGAAGCAACTCGCATTAGTACAGAGTCTGCTGGACTAGGTACACTGATGCATACACATCTAGAAAACTATGTACTGGGCAAACCCAGACCGGGTGGAAATAATCTTGTTCAGCAAATGGCAACGGCCATGGCTGATACCATGATTAACGAAGCCTTTCCACTTGTCGACGAAGTATGGGGCATTGAAGCAAGCCTATATTATCCAGGTCTCTATGCTGGTACAACTGACATGGTTGGTATGCACCAGGGCAAACCTGCGATTATAGACCACAAAACAAGTAAAAAGCCCAAGAAGAAGGAATGGATTCAGGACTATTTCCTGCAGACCTGCGCCTATGCTCTAGCTCATAATGAAGTACATGGAACAAATATTCGTAAGAGTGTTATTAACATTATTGACAGGGATGCTAAATTGCAGAGTTTTGTCATTGAGGGCGATGAATTTGATCACTATGCGGATCTATGGGCAAAGCGTGTGGACCAGTACTATAGATAAATAGTTTTACTATGGCAGAAAACATTACAGCAAAAATACAGGTACGCAGGGGTGCTTTGAGTGATCTTCCCGTGTTGGCCGAGGGTGAGTTTGGATACGCACTGGATTATCATAGGCTATTCATAGGTAATAGTCCAATTGAATTTATGGCAGACGGAAATACAACCACTTTCCCTATTAGTGAAAGAGCACTTATACCTGGACAGATGTCTGTTATTGTTAATGGCACTCCTTTAAGATATCCATCTGATTACTATGTTTATGATACTGATGTGGTTTTTACCACAGCACCTCAAGCAGGCTCGATAGTTGTAATAAGTCATAATACAGAATTGTCTGTTGTAAATCAGAGAGTATCTAGAGAAGTTATTGAACTTTCCCCAAATGTGACAGATTTAAGGATGCCTATCAATTGGAACCTTTCTAATTACAATACAGCAAGTATTGACTACAGCATGAAGTCATCAAATGGCAATATGGCTGTGGGAACATTAAAAATTATTACAGACGGTAGTGTAGTTAGTCTTGTAGATGTTGGCGGTACACTTGGTGAAACTGGGATTATCCTAAGTGGAGAAGTAGATCAGGTCAATAATAGAGTACATCTAACATATACTAATTCAACAAACAGTACCGCAAATTTCTTTTATAGTATACAACTTTGGAACACGATCTGACACATTGGTATGGCACCACCAGTGAAAAAATTCTTAGCTGGCGAGAACTGAGAAAACAATCTGCAGAAGCCGGCGCTAAAGCAGCCATATCAATGATTAATAACTGGTGGACTTACGCACCCTGGGTACGTAAAACAATAGACCCATACAAGCCTGATAGTTGGCCCACTCCCTGGGACATGATCAACAAAGGCTATTTTTGCAGAAGTGCAATCGCACTCGGCCAAGCATATACGATATGGACGATATTTCCACAATTAGATTGTGAGATCTGGCTTATTAACAATAAATCAGAACAAGATGTCCATCTCGTCACAGTTATAGACAAAACAATGGTTTTGAACTATATTATGGGCCACGTGGAATCTGTGGACGACATGGATTACGAGCTTCTTGCAGTGACTAAAAAAGAAGATCTAACACACATTAAACTATAATAAAATAATAAGTTTGCTCTGTTAAATAGCACACAAGTTAAGAAGTAGTAAAAGTAGAATAAGGAATAAAAATGTTGACGTCATCTAAACCCATCTCCGTTATCAAAAGAAGCGGAGAACGCGAGCAACTCGCAGTAGAAAAGTGGCAAGCACAGATCACAAAGGTGTGTAGTGGTATTGCAGATGTAAGTCAGTCAATGATAGAAATCAAGGCACAGCCTCATTTCTATGATGGTATTACAACACGAGAGATTGATGAAATCACTCTACGTGCTATTGTTAACCTAATTGACGTAGAAGCAAACCCAGAGCTTGGTCACACCAACTATCAATATGTTGCAGGCCGCCAGCGCCTAAGTATGTTACGTAAAGACGTATACGGTGACTACCAAGTGCCACACCTTTATGATATAGTAAAGAAGAATGTTGCCGTTGGTCTTTACACACCAGAACTTCTTGACTGGTATACAGAAGAAGAATGGAACAAAATGAATGATATGCTCGATCATGAAAAGGACGAGCAATACAGCTATGCGGCTATTGAACAGTTGATTGAAAAATATCTTGTTCGCAATCGTTCAACAAAACAAACATACGAGACACCACAAGTTAGGTATATGGTGGCGGCCGCAACCGTAATGCATAAAGAAGAACCTAACAGTGCTCGTATGAGATTAATTAAGGAATACTATAATGCCGCTAGCGATGGTCTGTTTACTCTTGCCACTCCTGTCCTTGCTGGCCTCGGGACACCTACTAAGCAATTTAGTTCCTGTGTGCTTATACGTAGCGACGATGATCTTGATAGCATTTTTGCTTCGGGGGAAATGATGGCTAAGTATGCCAGTAAACGTGCTGGCATTGG